GCACGGCGCGTTCGTCAGGTGGTTTTCGACTTTCTAGGGGATTGGGGTGTGGCATGGGTGCTCGTGGTCCTTTGCGTCTGGTGCAGCCGGATGGTGGGTCTGGTGGTGAGACTGCGGCGCAACGTGTTACTCCTGAGCCTCCTGAGAAGCCTGCTGGCCTGCCGCTTGAGGTGGACGAGCTATGGGATGAGGTTGTTCCGGTTCTCGCTGATGCTGGTCTTTTGTCCCGTGCGGATGGGATGACGTTGGAGTTGGCTCTGCGGCATTTCGTGATCGCTCGGAAGGTGTCGAACGAGCTGATCGAGAAGGACGTGATTGTCGAGGATAAGCACAATGGCGGCGATGTGAAGAAGCATCCTGGCGCGCAGGTGTGGAAGGACAATTCGGCGGCATTCTTGGAGTTCGCGAAACAGTTGGGTCTCTCGTTTGCGGCGCGTGCTCGTGTGACGATGCCGAAGGAGGCTGACGATGCCGGCAACCCGTTCAGTCTCTCGGCGTCGGCGTGAGCCTGTTGGGCGTGGGCTGCCGGTCGCGGCGAAATTGTCGCCGGAGGTCAGCTGGTTCCTGAAGGATCGGGGCTATCGGCTGGAGCGGTGGCAGCGGCCGTTGTGGCGGACGCCTGAGCCGCGGTCGGTGCCTGGTGCGGTGTTTGATCCGGATCGTGTTGATCGTGTGATTGGCGCGTTGAAGATGATGCGGCATTCGCAGGGGAAGTGGGCTGGGCATCCGCTGGCTCCGGATGCGTGGCAGGTGGCGTTTGCGATCGCTCCGATCTTCGGATGGGTGCGTCCTGACGGGGATGGGCGCATGGTGCGGATTATTCGCACGGCGTGGATTGAGGTGCCGAGGAAGAACGGGAAGACGACGCTCTCGGCTGGTCTTGGTCTGTTCTTAGCATTTGCGGATGGTGAGCCGGGTGCGCAAGTGATTGCGGCTGCGGGCTCGCGTGAGCAGGCCAGTTACGCGTACCGGCCGGCCATGTTCATCGTGCAGTCGTCTCCGGCGATGAAAGCGGCGGGGGTAAAGCCGTTACACAAGGAGATTGTGCGGGAGTCGGATCAGTCGTTCATGAAGGCGGTCGGCTCCGTTGGTGACCTGCTTCAGGGGTCGAATCCGAATGGCGCGATCGTTGATGAGCTGCACGTGCACAAGAACTCAGAGGTCATCGACGCGATCGAGTCCGGGCAGGGCGCACGCGATCAACCGTTGACGTTGATCATCACGACGGCGAACGACGGGGACAAGAACTCGGTGTACGCGCAACGGCGACGTCACATCGAGGATGTGTGCCGTGGGGCTGCTGTGAGCCCGTCTGAGTACGGGGTCGTGTTCGCGGCTCCTGCCTCTGCTGACCCGTGGAAGGAGTCCACGTGGCGGCGTGCGAACCCGGGTTATGGGGTGACGCCGACGAAGGCGTTCATGGAGTCTGAGGCGGCGAAGGCGAAGGAGTCGCCGGCGCAGCGTGCCCGGTTTTTTCGGCTGAATCTGAATCGGGCGACGCCGCAGGAGACGCGTTTCATTGATATGAAGGTGTGGGATCGGAACCGGGGTCTTGAGACGGTTGGGCCCGATGACGAGGGTCTGAATGGTCGCAAGTGCTTCGGCGGTGTCGATCTCGCGTCCGTATCCGACCTGTCGAGTCTGTGTCTGCTGTTCCCGAAGGATGAGGGTGGGTTCGTTTCGCGCTGGTGGACATGGACGCCGGAGGAGAACCTAGAGAAGCTCGACTCTCGTACGAACGGTGCGGCGTCGCAGTGGGTCGATGACGGGTTCCTGACGTTGACGCCGGGCAACGTGATGGACTTCGACTGGATCCGTGCGGAGCTGAAGCGGTTGGCCGAGCGGTTCGACATTCAGAGCATCGGTTTCGACCCGTTCAATGCGACGCAGCTCGTCAATGATCTCGTCTCGGACGGCCTGAACATGGTGAAGGTCCGGCAGGGGTTCATCACGCTTTCGCCCCCGACGAAGGAGATGCAGCGTCTCCTCCTGAAGGGCACCACAGAGAATCCGGGTATTGAGCACGGTGGGAATCCGGTGGCTCGCTGGTGTGTGGACAATCTGGGGGTCGAGATCGACCCGGCGGGGAACGTGAAGCCGTCGAAGAAGAAGTCGGGAGACAAGATCGACTGTGTTGCCGCCCTCGTGGACGCACTAACAGAGAGTACGGCGGCTGTGCAGCGCGCGTCGGCCTACGAATCGCATGACCTGATAATCGCCTGAGAGGAGGCACCCATGATGCTTCCGGGCAGGAAGGTGACGGTCTCGCTGACGGACGGCTCGGCGGTGTCGGGTGTGACCGGATGGTCGTGGCCGTGGCTGCTGCGTGTTCGTGACGTGCATGTTCGGCAGGGTGCTGTGCCGGGTGTGGTGCTGGTGCCGTGGCATTCGATTGTGACTGTGCAGGTGGTGAGCTGATGGCGACGTTCTCTCTGGACAATCAGACGGTCACTATCGGTGGGGACAATGGACTGACGAGCTGGGGTGATCCGGTCGTCCCGATGCGGGTTGCTGATGCTGGGGTTGACCTCTACAGCATCACGAATTCGCCCACGCTGTCTCCGTGGGTGGCGTGGCGCACTCAGCCGTCCTTGCGGAAGGTTGTCGAGTTCGCGGCCCGGAACGTGGCGACGGTGCCATGGAAGGTGTTCCGGCGTGTCGATGACAATGACCGACAGAGGGTGTCGAACTCCCCCGCGGAGGTACTGCTACGCGCTCCACAACCACGGCAGACCGACTTTCAGCTCAAGTTCCGCCTCACGGTTGACTGGATGCTCTACGATCGCTGGGCGGTCGCCCTGGTCGATGGCCGACTTCGGCGCGTTCCTCCCCGTTCGCTGTTGATCGAGTCGGACGAGTTGGACGGAGTGACGCGGGTTGGGGTGTCACTCAAGGACGGCATTGTTGATCTTTCCGAGCTTCCGGTTGCATTCGGAACGGGATGGTCAGCGTGGAACGGTGATGGCACTCCTGCCCTGACAACGCTCGCGGCTCTGTTGTCGGAGCAGCAGCGGGCGGTGGACTGGCGGTCGAAGCTGTGGGACAACGAGCCGAAGTTCTCGGGCATCATCAAGCGTCCGGTGGAGGCCGGTGACTGGTCGGACGAGCAGCGTAAGCGGTTCACACAGGCGTGGCGGAAGTTCCGTGACTCGGAGGCCGGTGGCACGCCGATCTTCGAGGACGGCATGGAGTTCCAGGACTTCTCGTCTCGGGTGTCTCCGGCTGATGCGAAGGACATTGAGGGCCGTCAGTTGACTGATGCTGAGGTGGCGTCGGCGTTCCATATACCGCCGGAGCTGGTAGGCGCGCGAGCGGGGAACTTCTCAAACATAGCGGCGTTCCGGCAGATGCTTTTCGGGCCGACCCTCGGGCCGATCCTGGAGCAGTTCCAGCAGGCATTCAACGCGGAGATTGTGCCGGCGTTGGATGTGACGCCGGGCACGTACGCAGTGCTCGACCGCGAGGCTGCGATGAACGGGTCGTTCCTAGAGCAGGCTCAGTATCTTCAGACGGCGGTCGGTAGCCCGTACATGACGCGGGCGGAAGCTCGCAGCCGGCTTGACCTGCCGCTGATTGCGGGCACGGACGAACTCATCACGCCGCTGAATGTGCTGACGGGTGGGCAGGCGTCGCCGACAGACTCGGGATCGCAGAATCTCGGGGCAGGAAAGGCGCTGCGTCGCAAGCTCCGGACCGTGCAGCTGCATGAGCTGGATGTGGCGAAGGCGGAGACAGGGAAGAGCCTTGCCTCAGCATTGCGGGACGTGTACGAGCAGCAGTGGAAGGAAGTCTCGGGCAAGGTTGATGCGGAAGAGTTCCACAAGAAGTGGGATCAGGTCATGGAGGACGCTGTCCATCCTCACCTGTGGCGGTCCGCTTTGGCTGGTGCGAAGTCCGTGCTGAACGAGTACAACGCGTCCGGTGACGGGTGGGCTGAGGATGTGATGCGCCCCTATGTGGCGGCAATGGCACGGTCCACGTCTCAGAAACTCAACGACGGGGTTATCGCGGCGGCAGATGAACTCGACGATGCGCCCGAGGATGAGCACGCTGACCGAAAAGCCGGGATCCTTGACCGGCTGCGCAATTCGACGGCGGTCGCCTGGGGGATGGCTGCGGTTGCTGACGCTGCTGGTTTTGGGCGTCAGGACGCTGCTGCTGCGTCGGGTCTCGTCACGAAAACGTGGGTAGTCACGTCGGACAATCCGCGGCCGTCGCATGCGGCGATGAATGGGGAGTCTGTGGGCATGGAGGACACGTTCTCGAATGGTCTGCGTTGGCCCGGCGACGGGTTGGGCGAGGCCGGCGAAACAGCTGGATGCTCATGCGTCCTCGAATACGAGTGGTGAAGGAGTGAACATGATTATGGTGAGGAAGTCCTTCGCCGTGAAGGACGTGAACACGGGTGATGGCGCGGGAATGTTCCGTGCGCTCGTGTCCACGTTCGGCACGAAGGATTCGCAGAACGAGGTGATCGAGAAGGGCGCGTTTACCGACTCGCTGGCGAATGGTGACGTCCCGATCCTCTGGGATCATCAGTGGGATGACATCTGGTCGCACATCGGCTCTGCGAAAGCGGCGGAGACCGACGGTGGGCTGGTCGTGGATGCGAACCTCGATCTCGACAATCCGACGGCGGCGCAAGCTTTCAAGCTGCTCAAGTCTGGGCGAGTGAAGGAGTTCTCGATCGGCGGTTTCGAGGATCCCGCCGATGTGACTACAGACGATGACGGCACGCGGCATGTGTCGAAGTTCGATCTTCGCGAGGTATCGCTCACCCTGGCGGGTGCGAATCCGGAGACTCAACTGCTTGAGGTGAAGACGCTTGGCGGTGGAACGGTGTTCATGAATTCCGGAATCGTCATCCCTGATGGAATGCACTTCGAGCCGATCGGGAAGGCGGGCAAGGTGCTCGCCGCCAAGCATGTGGCGACGTTGCGTGACATCCACAAGCGGCTGGGTGACCTCCTGAAGGACGTTGACCCTCCCACTGATGACAGTAAAGCTTCCCCGCCCAACCTGGACGGGAAGAACCATGAACCCTCGACCGATGTCGGGGGTTCTTCCATGTCGGAGCGGCGTGCTGCGGCATTCGATCAGATCAAGGCCGCTGAGGCCGGAAAGGGGCAGAAATGACCCGAGAAGAGAAGCTCAAGGCGCTCCTTGCCGAGGCCGCTGAGCTGGAGAAGAAGAGCGAGCTGTCAGAGGACGAGCTGACTCGTGCCGAAGAGATCGCCGTCGAGGCGAAGTCCTTGCGTGCTGCGATCGAGAAGAGTGCTCAGGTCGCTGAGCAGCTGAAGGGCCTCGCGCCAGCTGTGAAGCATGACGACGCCGGGGTTCCCGAGGGTGGCACGCTGGGCGAGCGGTTCGTGAAGAGCGAAGCGTTTCGTGAGTTCCGGGTGAAGCATCCGGCCGGTGTGGAATCGAAGTCCACGCCGATCGACATCGCCGTGAAAGGTCTGTCGTTCAAGGCTGATCCGGCACCGCTGAGCACGGGCAACGGTGACCTGCAACCTGTTCGGCTGCCGGGCATCGACGACCTCACCTACCGTCAGCCGAATACGCTGCTTGACCTGATCACGACCGGCACGACCGCGGCTCCGTGGCTGCAGTACCGCCAGCTGGTCGGTGTCACCTCGAATGCTGGCATCGTGGGCGAGGCGAAGACCACGAGCGGCACGACTGCTGCGACCGGGCTGAAGCCTCTCTCGACACTCTCGACGCAGACGGCGGATGCGAAGGCGTTCACGTTCGCGGATGGCATCGAGGTCACCAATCAGGAGCTGTCGGACGATGGGGCGCTGACGGCGCTCATCAACGGGATCCTGACGCAGAACGTGCGTGATGAGATCGAGCGTGTGGTGCTCAACGGTGCGGGCACGGCGGACGAGCCGGCTGGCATTCTGCACACCACGGGGGTGCTGCAGCAGGCGTTCGCGACGGATGCGGTGACGTCGATCCGGAAGGCGAAGACGCTGCTGCAGACGACCTCGCGTACGACTGCTCAGGCTGTGCTCATGAACCCTGAGGATGATGAGGCGCTCGACCTGCTCAAGGACAGCACCGGCCACTTCTACGGGGCTGGTCCGTTCAACGCGGGCCCGACCACCCTGTGGGGCATCCCGCGAGTGGTCTCCTCGGTGCTCCCTGCTGGGACGGCGCTGATCGGCGATTTCTCGCAGGTGCAGCTGCTCATCTACGAGGCGCTCTCGATTCTGGTGTTCAACCAGCACAAGGACTACGCGCAGCGGAACCTCTCCTACGTTCGCGCTGAGCTGCGGGCTCTGCAGCTGATCCGTCAGCCTGCGAAGCTCGCCGTCGTCACGATCAAGGGTGTCTGATGGCTGGCGCACAGTCAACAGAGACACCTCCGGTAGCGCAGGATGTGCCGGAAGCAGTGCTGGTGATCAACGGCGTGCGGTGGCGGCGTGAGGATGCTGAACGGGCCGGACTGACCGGTGACCCGGCACCCGATCTGAAGGTCACGAAGCCGGCGCGCGGCCGTGTGACCAAGTGAGAGATGGGAGGACCGGATGGTGATGCTCGCTTCGGTGGACGATCTGGCCACGGCGACGGGTCGTGCTGCGACTGATCCGGTCCTCCTGCTCCAGCTCCGGCGCGCGTCGGCGCGCTTCGTCGGGGCGGTTGGGCGTCCGATCGTGCAGGCGTCTGACTCATGGACGCTGGACGGGGACGGGTCGGACACTCTGTTGCTTCCGGATTGGCCCGTCTCTGACGTGACGGTGACAGTCGATGGGGTCGAGGTGGACGACTTCGAGATCTCGGCTTCGACTGGTGTGCTGCGACGCTCGAGCCTGTGGCCTGACCGGCTCGGGGCAATCACGGTTTCTTGCACGCATGGGTTCGACCAGATCCCCGACGATATCGCCGATGCGGTGTTGGAGCAGGCGGAGATCGCATTGAACACGGTGGCCGGCTTGCAGCAGACGTCTCAGGGGGCGCGGTCGGCGACGTTTGGGACGGCTGCGACCACCGGTGTGACACAGAAATGGTCTGATGCGGTGGCCCACCACAGTGCACGGGGCGACGAATGCTGAGCCCTTTCAACGTGCAGACGGTGGAGGTGCAGGAGCCCACGCTTGTCGCTGATGGGCATGGGAATACGACCCCGACCTGGCCGGACGTCTGGACTCCGCTTCCTAACGTGGACGTGCAGCCGGTATCTGGCGCTGAGTCGAATGACAACCGTGCAGGCACGGAGATTGTCGCCATTCTCTACCTCCCGGAGGGCAGCACACTCTCCGATCGAGCACGGGTCCGTACTGGCGGGCATGTGTTCGGCATCGTCGGCCCCATCCTCCCCTGGACTGATCCGTTCGGGCTCATCTCGCATCGGATCGCGAACCTGAAAGTGTGGGAGGGCTGATGGCTGGCAAAGTCCGGATCCAATTCCATTACGACCAGTTTGCGAACCTGCGCAAGGAAGATGCGATCAACGAGGAGCTGGGTCGACGTGCACAGGCGATCGCCCAGAAAGCCAACGATCTCGCTGGCTTGGAGGATGGGTATCAGGCGGTCGAATCTGGGGGGAAAGATCGGGCCCGATGGGTGGTGATCGCGGTCACCGAAGAGGCACGACGGATGGAAGCGACTGATGGTTGCCTGACGAGAGCCCTGGAGGCCGGCAATGCCTGAGTATGCGATCACCCCGGACATCGAGGGACTCGCTATCACGGCGCTCACCAACGGGTGCGCACAGGTGGCGGATGTTGCAGGACTCCGTGTCGGGACGAAGATCCCCACAGACTCGAACGGGCAGACACTCGACGAGTTTGTGCGCATCTTCGCGTCGAACGTCCAGACCACAACGATCATCACGCACAGCTTCACACTCACGGTTGAGGGTTGGGCCCAGTCTGAGATTCGTGCCCAACGTATCAACAGTGTTGCGACAGCGGTGCTTCGTGAACAAGCCGGCCGTCTGTTTGACTTCACTGAACTCGGCGGTGGCAATACTCCGCATCCAGACTTTCCGAATCTGAGCCGATACCAGTCACTCATGAGTGGCCGGGTCCGCGACCAAATCCTCACCATCTGACCAGAAGAATCACAATCAGCCCTCCGGCGACGGGGGGCTTTCGTCGTTAAGGAGACGAACATGGCGAACAACAAATCGAATGTGGTCGTCGGTAAGCCGATGACCACCGGTGGAGTCGTCCTGGCTCCCCTCGGCACTACGGAACCGACTGATGAAAGTTCAGATCTCGGCGCGAGCTTTGTTCGCGCCGGGTATGTCAGCTCTGACGGGGTGGAGCGAGAAGAGAAGCTCGATACCGACACGATCGCTGCGTGGGGCGGCGACACGGTTGTCGTTGTGAAAAAGGGCACCACCGTCACGGTGGCATTCAGCTTCCTCGAATACCTCAACAAGGTTGCACAGGGAGCTATCTACGGTGACGCGAATGTGACTGCTACTCCTGCGACTACGACCGCTGGGAACAAACTGGAAATCTCCGGCAAGGTCGATCTCTCCCCCCACAAGGTGATGGTCCTGGAGCTGGTTTCTGGTGACGCTCGTGGACGTGTGATCTTCCATGATGCTCAGATCACGGACCGTGACAAGTTCTCGTACAAGGACGATGACACTGCCGCCCGGAACGTCACCTGGACAGTGTTCCCGGACGAGAACGGCGAGTACTTCCACGAGTACTGGGATGACGGGCAGAAGGCTTCCGCATGACGTTCAAGGTTCCGAAGTCGGCTGCTGTTAAACCGGAGAATCGGTTCGAGTTCATGTTCCCGGGGTCGTCGAAGAAGTGGTCTGTTCCTCTTCTCCAGTTCATACCGCCCAAGGTTGCTTTGCGGCTCCCCGACATTGATGAGAATGATGTTTCATCGGTGCTGGGACTGCTTCGTGATCTCTTCCAAGAGGTCGCCCCGGGGGATGATCTGATCGGACAATTTGATGATCAGCAGCAGCTCATGGTGTGGTTCGAAGCATGGCAGAACGAGTCAACGGTGAGCCTGGGGGAATCCGGGGCCTCTGCCACCTCCTGACGGCCCACGGGGATGCGATCCGCGCAGACCTGATCCGGGTCGGTGTGAGTATCGACGATCTCGGGGTGGGGCTGTCATGGGCTGACCTGCGAGCACTGGTCAGAACAGCCTCGTTTGATTCGTCTCTCCTCGCTGAGATTGCCGGGTTCGCGCCGGGCGTGCGCATGTCCCACATGTTGCAGGCGGCCGTCGTGAATGAGGTGCGGGCCCTCGCATACGGGCTGGGTGGCGGCAAGGGGCCAAAACCAAAACTGATCGACCTGACCGCTGACGACAAGCGGGATGAGATCAAGTTCAAGCACAAGCCAGACATGTTGACGGTCGAGGAATTCAACCGTCGCGTCGGCTGGGACTAGCCACCTTCAGGTGGCCTTCTGCGTTTAAGGGGTGATCGTATGGCTGGGGCCAAACTCGCGACTGCATATTACGAGCTGGTCGCATCTACTCCTGGCGCTGAGGGTCAGATCACATCTGGGATTGTCCCTGCGGCTGGTCGGGCTGGTGTGTCTGGTGGGCAGTCGTTGGGGTCGCAGCTGGTGGGCACGCTGAAAAAGTATGCGGCACCGATGGCTGCCGCATTGACGGCGGCGGGTATCGCGAAGTTCGTGAAGGACTCGGTTGGTGCGTTCACGGATCTCACTGGTGCGGTTGTGAAACTTCAGCGAGTCACTGGCGGTTCTGTAGCTGAGGTGTCCGCGATGCGTGGCGCGATGCAGCTGTCTGGCATGGATGTGGAGAAAGCCTCTACGTCGCTGACTCGGTTCTCGAAGAATCTTCAGACGGCCAACGATGGTGGCTCGAAGGCCGCGGCTATGTCGCAGCTGCTTGGCACGTCGATTACCGGGGCGAACGGTCAGTTGAAGCCCATGAATGAGTTGCTGCCCCAGGTGGCGGACAAGTTCAAGTCAATGCCTGATGGTGCCGAGAAGACTGCTCTGGCCGTGCAGCTGTTCGGGCGGTCGGGCACGGACATGCTGCCGTTCCTGAACCAGGGTGCTGCGGGCATTCAGGGGTTGGAAGATAAGGCGAAGAGTCTTGGTCTGACGCTTGATGATTCGTCGAAAGCGAAGTTCGTCGCCTACAAGAATGCGACTCGGACGCTTGGTGCGACCATGCAGGGTCTCAAGGTTTCTGTGGGCGGGGCTGTGATTCCCGTGTTTACGGGCTTTGCGACCATGATCACGAATCTGATCACGCCTGCTATTGAGGCGTTCAACCGGGCACTTCAGAACCCACAGGTGCAGGCGTTTGGTACGGCTGTCCAGTCTGTTATGGGGACGATCGGTAGCAGTATTGCGGCCGGGTTGGGGCAGGTTGCTGGGCTGTTTGGGCAGTTGTTGGGGCCGATCTTCTCGTCGTTGGGACAGGCATTCCAGGCTCTTGGCCCGCAGGTCGGCGAAGCGATGTCAGCGTTCTCGCCATTCAGTCTGGTCATGAAAGCGCTCGGCCCGGTGGCCGGCCAGCTGAGTGGACTGTTGGGGAGCGTTGGTCAGGTGATCGGAACAACTCTCTCATCGGTGCTTATGGCGGTGGTGCCGCTGCTCGCGTCTCTCGTACAGACTGCTGTTCCGATCCTGACGCAGCTGATCGGGGTCGGATTGCAGATCGTGTCGGCGGTACTCACCCCGGTCATGCAGGTCATCCAGGCGCTCACCCCAGTTATTACCCAGATTTTCAATGCACTGACTCCACTGTTTGGGATGATCGCTACCGCGGTAATGCCACTGATCACACAGTTGATTAGTGCGTTGATGCCTATCATTACATCTTTGCTCCCGCCGATAATGTCAATCATTCAGGCCATAGTCCCGATTTTGTTGGCGATCGCACAGGCCATCACCCCAATCATCACCACCCTTGTGTCTGCACTCATGCCAGTAGTGCAGCTCGTGGTAGGGACGATCTCAACGCTCATCCAAGCGTTACTGCCAGTGGTCCAGTTTGTTATCTCGGGAATAACGAGCTTCATCACTAGTGTGCTGATCCCTGTCATCAACGCTATTTTGCCTGTGGTGCAGTCTGTGATCGGAACGGTCACGAATGTCGTGCAGGCCATTGCCGGCGTCATCAAGGGTGTCGTCAATGTTATTGCTGGAATTTTCTCCGGCGACTGGAACCGAGTATGGCAGGGATTCGGGCAGATTGCCTCGGGCGCTGTCAATGGGCTGAAATCGCTCGTCTCAGGTGTCGTTGACATTGGGAAGAACATCGTCAAGGGCATCTGGACTGGGATCTCTGGTGCCGCTGACTGGCTGCTCAACCAGATCAAGGGATTTGCGCACACGATCACGGACGGCATCAAATCGTTCTTCGGAATCCATTCCCCGTCAACGGTGATGCGTGACCAGGTTGGGCGATTCCTTGCACAGGGCGTTGGTGTTGGTATTACTGCTGATGCTGACTCTGTGCTGAATGCTGCACGTGATCTTTCGAGCCGAATTTCAGGAGTTTTCACCGCCAGCTCTCCGGTCGTCGGTGTGGCTGGGACTGCTGGTGCTGGTGCTTCCGGTGTGAACGTGAATATGCATGTTGACACGCGGAACTTTGATCCGGCTACGGCGGTTGATCAGATGTCGGTGGCGTTGGCTCAGAGATTGAGGCTGGTATGACCGATTTCCTGTCGATTGGTGAAGTGCGGTTCGGTACGTATGGGTTGATTGATGGTCTGATGTGTTCGTCGGTGACGGGCCTGTTTGATACTCCGGCGGACAAGACGAACTACACGGCACGGTCCAGTGGGAATGGATCTTTCACTCCGCAGAGGATCTTGCGTGGTGACCGTGTTCTCGATATTGCTCTCGGGTTCCAATTCGAGCAGTATCAGGATGCTCTCGCGGTTTATGCGCGGCTGAATGCGATGCAGGGCACGCAGCAGCAGGTGCGCACGACGGTGAATGGTGACGTGTTCTGTACGGGGACGGTTTCGTTCAAGTTCCCGGAGCGGCTCGTGACTCGCGAGGTGTTCTCGGCGACGGTCACGTGCACGGACCCGTGCATCTATTCGACGGCTGAGCAGCAGGTCACCCTGTCCGGGTCCGCCGCGGTGGGGAAGGGCCTGAGTTTCGTTCCGGATGGTGAGACGGTCGCGGGCCTGGATTTCCCCGTGACGTTCGGCGGTGAGGGTATCGACGGGTCGAACGTGGGCGTGCTTACCAACGGGGGGAACGCACCAGCCTGGCCTATGTTCACGACGGTCGGGGCTTTCCCGTCTGGATTCCGCCTGGAGCTGGGCGATGAAGTTCTCGAGTGGGATCAGCCGGTGGCCGCCTCGGCCCCGGTGACCCTGGACTGTCGGAACATGCGGGCTCTGGTCCTCGGCGTGGATCGCACGGTCGGGGTGTCCCGGCAGGGTTGGGCACCGGTGCCGCCCGGGGTGCGTGACGGGGTATCGGTGACGCCGGGACTTCTCCCGGTGGTACTGCACCCGCTGGAAGCATCAACTGGCTACGTGGTCGCGCGAGTGCGCGACACTTGGATCTGAGAGGAAGCATCATGGCGACTGGGTGGGGCGTGGAACGCGCCAACGACAAGGGGTTCGATACGGCGTCGGCGCGGCAGATCAACGCGGCCGAATACAGTGTGGGGGTACTGCGCGGCTGCAAGATCAGCACGTCGTCTACGAACCTGACGTACAAGGTGTCGCGGGGGTCTGATCCGGCGTCGATCGCGGTCGGGTCGGCGACGGATGCGGATGGTGCGGTGATCTTCCCGGTGCCGGATGGTCTGACGACTGGGGCTGTGGCGGCAGGCGATCCCACGAACCCGCGCATCGACTCGATCTTCGCGGTGCAGCATGATGCGGCTGCGGGCGACGCGGACAATCAGGTGGTGCTCGTCGCCGTGTCGGGTACTCCGGCGGCATCCCCGACGGAGCCCGCCGCCCCGGCGGGGATCGCCGTGCGGTTGGCGAGCTTCACGGTGCCGAAGAGCGCGTCCACCACCTCGCAGGCGACACCGTACGGAAACATCGATTATTCGATTCCCTACGGGGCGTCGCTCGGTGTGCTCTGGTCCTGGACGGACACGTTCAACGGGGTTGCGTATCAGGACCCGCTGATACTTGGGCTAACCTCCTTGTACTTTCCGACTGACCGGAATGTGGACATGGAGATCATGCCGAACGTTTCTGGAGAGAATGGAGCGATCGGAACATGCGCGTACGGGTTCCAGCTTGACGGGAACGAGTTCGTGTCCTTTGAGATCGGCTACGACGTGAACTGGCAGACCAGGTATGTGAAGATTCCGGTCACAGTCACGAAAGGGGCGCACACGTTCGCGTTCCGACGTTGGTGGCGTGCCGGGGCAAGATTCGTGCAGCACTACGGTCTCGATAGCGGGCTGATCTTTCCTGGCACGATCTTCCAGGTGGTAGATAAGGGCGTCGCGCAGTGAGCTGGGTGCTGTGGCTCATCGATCCGTTGACGGGCCGGAAGCTGCGGCGGCTGCCCGACGTGGGCTTCTCGTGGACGATCTCGCTGCGGGACGCTCAGATTGGGTCTGATCCCCAGAATCTTGGCAAAGGGCAGGTCACCTCCCTGAGCTTCCCGTGGGCCGCGTTCGATGATCTGGGTGACAAGTCGGAGCTGCTGATGCCCGGCGACAACTGGGTTCTCGCCGAGCAGGATGGTGTGCCGCGTCTCATGTGCGAGCTCGGGGACACGTCCAACGACGACGAATCGATCTCGGTGGGGGTCACCTCGTCGCAGGCGGTCCTCGCCCGGCTGCTGCTCATCCAGGAGTCGGCGGTTCAGAACCAACTGCGAGGGGACACGAACGCGATCCGGTCCTCCACCTGGCAGGCGAAGGGGTTCGAGCTGGGGACGATCGGGACACGGGAGATGAAGGCTCTCCAGGACAAGCCGCAGTGTCTCCCCCCGGTCCGGTTTCCGGCCGAGTACACGGCGGCCGCCGACGACGCTCACACGCGCAGCGTCACGGGTTACGACTTGCAGAACATCGACGTGCAGCATCTCCTCACGAACCTGTCGAACGTCACGGGCGGTCCGGACATGGACTTGCGCCCGGAGACGGTGGATGACCGGACGGTGCGGCTGGCGTTCTACGCGGGGCGTCCGACGATCGAGCAGCAGATCGTGTGGTCGTGGGGGTGGCGTGCGGGCCAGGCTGGTGGCGACGTGCAGAAGGTCACGCTGAAACGGTCCGCGGCGACGGTCGCTGACCGGGTGTATGCGAACGGGTCGGGCACGGATGCGGGCACTCTGATCGCCGTCTCGCAGTCCTCCCAGCTGCCCACGGACCGTCTGTTCCGGGAGAAGGTGCTCTCGGACACGTCCACCGATAACCAGGCGCTCCTCCAGTCCCATGCGGATGCGGCGCTGGCGGCGGCGCAGCACGTGCATGCGCAGCTCCAGATCGAGGTGGATCAGTACGGGTCGAACCCGATCAACCGGGTATGGCCGGGGGATGAGGCGCAGCTGACCCTCTGGGGGTTCCCGAACCTCCCCGACGCGACGTACAAGCTGCGGGTGCTGGAGATGGCCGGGAACTCCGGGGATCAGATGTGCACGTTGACGACCGCGGTGATGGATGCCCGCACGATGGAGGTGCTGTGATGCAGGACACGAATCTCTTCAAGCGTCATGAGCAGGCGGTGGCCGACCTCATTCTGAGTGCGAAACAGAATCTCACCGCCCCGTCGGGGTCGCAGGTTTTCCACTCGGACCTGTCCGATCCGGACAACGACGTGACGACGGTCGTGGGCCCGGCTGCTGGCCCGGCTGGTGTGGCGCAGTGGGTGGGGGACACAACTCCGCCGCCGATCCCTGCCGGGCTGGACTTCTCAACGTCGAATGGACAGATTCTTGCCGCGTGGGATGGGACGCTTCAGGGGGACATCCCTGAGGACATGGGTGGTATCGAGGTCCTAGCGCAGGGGCAGCCTGTTGGTCGGCTGACCGCGGCAGGGTCTCTGCTCGTGGCGGGGTTCCCGGCCGGGACTGCGGTAGCGATGTCGGCCCGGTCGTACGATCGGGCGCGTGCGCAGGATGGGACGCCTGACCCGAACTTCTCGGCGCCCTCCACGGCGGTGCAGGTGACCGTCGCGGAGATCGTGGATGGGTCGGCTGCGATCGTTGAGACGGTGACGGAGTATGCGACGACGACGGACCCGGCGACCGCGCCGACGGCGGGCTGGTCGCAGACCGCTCCCGCGTGGGTAGCAGGCCAGTACATCTGGGTGCGTACGACGATCACGCACGGGGATGGTTCCACGAGCATGACCGACCCCGTGGTCGTGACTGGGAATCCAGGTGCGGCTGGTGCGCAGGGTGCGACCGCTTATGTGCACACCGCTTACGCGGATGCTGCGGATGGTACCGGGTTCCGTCAAGACCCGAGCATAAGAACTTATGCCTGGACCGGCACTGCGAATGCGTCCTCATCTACCGAGTCGGTCGATGGGGGCGTGCAGCGGACGAACCTGGCGGTGAATCCTCGCCTGGTTCAGTCGGGTCACATCCCCGCATACGGGTCGGTCTCGCTGGCGTGGGTGTCGGGTGGTGGTGTCACCCTGGCGGCGACCGTGGCGGGTGACCGGTTCCTGGAATGGCCGAGCATCCCCGTGACCCCGGGGCTGACGTACTGCGCGTCGGCCACCCTGACTCGCAACGGGGGCCCGACGATGCCCACCAATGGGTGGTTGTTTGGTTACTGGGTCTCGTCTACGGGGACCATCTTGGGGACGTTCCAGGACTCGACGGATGCGGATGGGCGGCGGTCGATCACGGGGGTTGCCCCGGCAGGTGCGGCGACGCTGCGGGTGCGGCTGTACGCACCGTCCACGACTAACGGGTCTGCCACTTGGCAGCAGCTCCTCATAGAGCAGGCACCGACAGACGGCACCTATTTCGATGGGGATACGGCTGATGTTCCCGCCCCAACTTACTTCGGTACGTATACAGACTTTACCGATGCGGATTCTACTGATCCGTCGAAGTACACGTGGGCGCTGTTCAAGGGTTCGGATGGTTCCACTGGTGCGACCGGACCTGCGGGGGCAACCGGCAGCGCGGGGCCGAAGGGGGCCACTGGAGCTACTGGTCCGGCGGGGGCGGCGTCCTACACGCACATCGCCTACGCTGACACCGCTACCGGGACCGGCTTCGACCAGGACCCGTCCGGGCACAAGTGGATCGGCGTCTACGTTGACCAGACGGCAGCTGACAGTAGCGACCCGTCCAAGTACACGTGGTCGAAGTTCGTGGGCGACGACGGGCAGACCGGAGCTACTGGAGCACCCGGCGCAGCGGGCGCGGACGGGCAGACGCCGTACTTCCACACGGCCTACAGCACGTCAGCAACCGGCTCGACGGGGTTCTCTACGACCAACCCGACTGGGGCGACGTATCTGGGCTCATACACGGATTACACGGCTGCGGATTCAACTACGCCATCCGACTACACCTGGGCGAAGTTCCAAGGGCCCGCCGGTGCGCAGGGTGCGACTGGTGCGCAGGGTGCGACCGGTCCTGCGGGGGCAACCGGGGTTGGCGTGTCATCGGTGACCCGCTGGTTCTGCATGGGGACATCGAAACCGTCGGTACCAGCGACGGCTCCGGCGTCGCCGTGGACCACGACCGAGCCCGGCTACGTCGCAGGCTCGACCCTGTACTACGTGGACATCGTCACCTACTCGGACGGCACGAAGAGCGTGACACCGGTGCAGACCATGTCCTCGTATCTCTACGCGGCGACCGCCTACCAGACGGCCGCGGGCATGGTGAAGGCCT